GGATTCCTTAAAGGCCTATGGAACGGCATTAAAGACATTGCTAAAGAAGGGTTTGAAGATCCGTCTTTACGTAGAGCTTTATTTGCTTACACTGCCTCAAGAGTCTTAGGCTATGATGGAGTAACCCTAGCCTCTGCTGTTCTTGAGAATGAATGGAAAAAGCAAGCTGCTCAAGCTAAAGCTGATCGTGAATTAGAAAAACTTTATGGTGAAAAGCAAGCCAAACTAATTCTAGATAAAAGGGTAGACCCTACTAAAGTGTTTACTGTGTATGATAGTCAAACTAAAACTAATCTTACAGGCTCAACTAGTAAAGATGGTACATTGTTTTACCCAGATAACTCATCAGTCTTTGGGGTAGAAGCAGGGCAACCTATTGACTTATCTAAGCTAAGGACTTTTGATGATGGTAGGTTTAAACCTCAAGCTGGTAAAACTATGGCTGAACTTCAAGATAAGTACCTCCAGTTTGCACAAGACAGGGCTACTGCTGTTATAGGTCAAATAAAAAACCGTAACTCTTCTATGGAGTCTAAGCAGTTGGATGATTTAGTTGCACAGATGCAAGCTGCAACTGATCCAAATATTCTATCAGAACCTTTGATGACATTCTTATCAACCTTACCAGCAGGTGTAGACCCTAATGATGAGTTTGTTAAACAAGCGTCTGTTAATGGTATTAGAGAGTGGCTTAAATCCTTTGAAAGTGGTCAGACTGTCGATAGTAAAGACTTAGTTGGATTCCTTGATGCTCAACGTATGAAGCTTGATTTAACATCAAACGGAATACCTCAGCCTTACTTTAAGATACCTGCAGATGAAAAGGGAGAAGCGCAAGTTGGTAACAATGCTCTTTCTATGATAATGAATGGTATTGAAAACAGCCCTTATGCTAAAGACTTAGGATTAAGTACCCCAATTATTTTATCTAAGATGGCTGATATCTATGGTAAGAAAGTCATTAATGAAAAAGGCTTCCAAAGCAGAATGAATGGATTGTCTAAAGATTCATTTAGTAAAGGTGTTAAGTCTAAGTTTGTATCTCCGTTCTTTGCTTTTGTTGAAAAATCATTTGCTTCAGACAATGAGGATATAGCAGAGTTAATGGCTGAACTTAAAAAATAAATATGTTAATAGGAGAATAGTCGGTTATGAGTGACATTATAAATCAAAACCAAGACGAAGAAGAGTTAGAAACCGGCTCGACCACAGAGGCCCCTACGGAAAAGAAAGTATTCCATGGGGCTGATGCTGTAGCAAAGGTATCCGAAAACCTCGGGAGGCCCTTAACTTTTGCTGAGCAAAGGGTTGTCGAGGAAGAAGGGTACGTTGCTACACCTTACTTAGACACTAAAGGTGTTCTTACCCAAGGAGTAGGGCAGACAGGTGAGTGGATTGAGAAAGGCTTTGAAGCTGCTTTCCAACATCACGTTGACAGGACTCAACAACGAATACCTAATCTCCAAGAGTTACCAGATAACCTACAAGCAGAGCTAATACAGGCAGAGTACAGGGGAGACTTAGGTCAATCCCCTACGTTCCTTAAGTTATTTAATCAAGGTTTCTATAATACTGCTGCCCAAGAGTTCTTAGATCACGATGAGTATAGGGAATCTAAAAAAGCTAACAGTGGAGTTCATAAACGAATGCAAAGGGTTTCCGATGCAGTCTCTATGTTTGCTTCTGGAGAAACAGTAAAGGGTGAAGCAGTACCTGAGGCTGCTCCCTTTAAAACCGATTTCAATATCGGAACCTCAGGCTTTGCTCTTATAGATGGAGACACCTTTAAGAATAAAGAAACCGGAGAAAAGTATCGTTTTGACGGTATTGACTTAGCTGAGACTAGTAAGTTACTACGGGATAAAGGTTTTATACGTGGTGAAGGGGGTGGGGAAGTAACTAAGAGTATGGTATCCACTCTCTTTAACAAGTATGGCTTTACAAATCCTGTGCTAACTGATAAAGATGCTGGTTATGAAAGAAAGATTGGTGATTTTGTAGATGATAAGGGTAACTCTGGTAAAGATTTCCTTATTGCTGCTGGTATTGCTAAGCCTACCTTTATTGGTAAGTCAAAAGAAACCATGTCTGAGGAGGAATACTCTCGTTATGTCTATAATATGGGTGAAAGGGCTATTAGAGACCCTAAAAAACCTAAGACTGACATAGAATTAGCTGCTGAAATGATAAAAGCAGCAGAGTATGCCCCTACTAATGGTCAATTCGTAGCAAAACAGTTAGCTTTTAACGAAGCAGAGTTTGCTTTGATGCCTGAGTTGTTCTCAGGTGTGGTGTTACGTAACAAGAATGCTACATTTGATAACAGATCTAAGGTTCCCTACTCTCAATCCTTTGATAACGCTTTGGAAATGGTTAGAAACTCTTTCTTTCAAGTAGCTTCTATGGGATTAGACGTAGCTGGCTTTGATGAAGCTGAAGCTTACATGCAAGGTCGGGTTGACTACAGTAAAAGCAGATTGAAAGACATGCCTAAGGTACGTTTAGACTACAAAGATGTAGACTGGACTAGCTTAGACGAGGTATCTGAGTACCTAGGTGCTAACCTTGCAATGTCTTTACCCTTTATGGGTGTCACTGCTGCTGCTTTGTTAACTGGAGGGCTTGCAGGTGCTGCTAGTTTAGTAGGAGCTGCTGCTTATTCTACACCTGTAATGATGTACACTGGTCTTATCATTGATGAGATGCCCGGAGAGCTTGAAGATAAAAGCTACACTGCTGCTATTGCAGGTGGTGCTATCGCTGCATCCTTGGATGTCTTTGGTCTTAAAGGTGCTTTAGGTCTTATTAAACCCTCTCAGTTTATGACTGGGGAGGCTAAGGATGCTGCTATTCAAGCTGTTCAAAATGCTAAAGGTGAATCACTACAACGTATCATATCTGTACTAGGTAAGGAAGCAGGTGATTCAGCTACTACAGGCGTACTAACTAGGAGCCAAGCTGAGCTTGCCCTTTCAAGAAGCAGTAAGCGTGAGATAGCTGGGTTATCTGCAGGTGTCAAAGAGAAAGTAGATCAACAGTTGCGTAAGAGTGTACTGCTTAAACAGTTTACTAAAGGTCTTACAGCTGGTGCAGCATTTGAGGGAAGCACAGAGATGCTTCAGGAACTTACCCAATATACTGCAGTAGTTATGGGGTCAGAGAAAACTTGGAACTTTGATGAGTTACAAGACAGACTGACTAACGCTGCAATTGCTGGTGGACTTATGGGTGCTGGTTTTGCTGCTCCCGGAACTGTATGGGAAGCTGGTGCATGGAAAGACGCTAGTGTTGCTATGTCAGAGTATGATCAACGGTACGAAGAAGCTGCTAACTCTTGGAGAGAAGAAGAGGTTAATACTCACGGTAAAGTAAGAGACCTTGATGAAGCACTTGAAGCCGAGTGGAAAGAGGTTAGCAAAAGAGAAGGTGAACCTTTAAGCAGGGATACCCAAGCTTTACCTGAAGACTTTACAAACTTAACTCAGGAAGAGCAATACGACATAATGAGGCAAGGCAGTGCAGTGTCTCAGTCGCTTGAAGATCTTGCAGATAAAGGTTCAGAGCGTAGGAGTGCTGTACCTAAGTCAGACAAATTAGCTGATATGTTTAAGGACCCTGTAGCTGCATTACGAACTGCACTAGATACCCGTATGGATACGGAGCTTCTTGGTAAGAGCCCTTCCGCTAGACTAATATACTCTATGCTTGGAGGTACTAAGAACGCAGTACAAAGAGGCCTTACTTTTACATCTGATAAGGTTGCAAGTTACACTGCATTTGAAGGTGCACTTACTGGCGGTACCATAGACCAGATACTAAATAAGTTTACTACTGACTCCTCTCGTTACGGAAGAAAGAGAGAGCAGGTATCTGCTTTGCTTTACGATTTCCATAGGTCTATCATTATGCCTATTACCAAGAAAAAGGGTAAGGGGAATAAAGAGCATATGACTGGTGCACAGGTTATAGCAGCTATTGATTGGGATAATTTACCCCCTGCATATAGTGCTAACTCTGCTGCTCTTAAGGAAGTAGTTACGGATCTCTATACTGTCGATGACATGATGTGGAGAAACATAACAGCTAGGCAACAGCAGACTAGTGAGCCCCTGATAGGTAAGCTTCAGGATCACATCTTCAGAAGTAAAGCTTTCTTGAAAGAGAAGATAGCTGCAGATAAACAAAGGTTTATTTCTTTACTGCAAAGTGAGAAAGGTCTTAGCAAAGAGAATGCGGAAGCAGTCACTGACACCATACTAGATAACCCAGATGCTAACTCATTAGAGGACGCATTTGATTTGACTAGGGGTGGGCTATACCCTGCAGGTTTTAAGCGTAGATCATTAGACATTGCAGATAGTAAAGCCTTTGATGGCTTCTTGCAGAATAATATCTTTGATAACCTTGAGCAAAACATGAAAGGTTCTGCAAGATACATGGCATCCCTGAAGTACCTAGGTAAGAACAATAAACTGATGGATCAGCTTTTAACTAAAGTCTACAATGAGCTGAGTGCTAAGGGTGACCCTAATGCACAAGAGATTGTTGAAGATCTTGCGATGAATGTAAGGGATCTTGTTAACGCTGACTCAGGTAACTACAGACGTATTGAGAACGAGTCGATAAGAGGTGCTCAGAAGTTTATGACGGTAGTTGGTGTACTCACTATGCTACCCCTAGCGGCCCCTATGTCCCTTGTTGAGTTTGCATTGACACCTATGAACGTTAATGTACAAGCACTTAATAAAAACATAGGCTCTCTAGGTATGATACTTGGCAGGGAAATGTTTGAGTACTTTGCAGAAGTTGGTAGGATGACTGGTCTTGCACCTAAGCGTAGTACCTTTGATACTGCAATTAAGTCTCGTAAAGGTAGGATAGGTGCTGATGCACGTTACGTTGGTATTGAGGACCCCCGGGGACTCTTGAAACGTATTGGTATGCTTCAGCAGAAAACAGGTCAGGCAACACTAGTTGGTGTATCTGAAACTAGTGAGTTTACTAAAAGCCTTATGGATAACTTCTTTAAGATTATTGGTTTAACTAGCGTAACTAATGCTACTCGTACACTACGTGCTGCATTCTTTAATGACTTCTTAATAAGCAACTTAGATAAGATACACTCTGCAGGTCTTGTTCAGACCAATGAAGTAGTTGAAGCTCGTCAGATGCTTGAGGAGTTTGGGATACCAGTAGACACTATGATTGACTTGTCTAATAAGCTACAAGCTGACCCTGAGAATAAGGACATACTTGCTCAATGGGAAAGACAGTTTGATAATGGCTTACTTAACTTTGTTAACGGTGCGGTACCTATGCCTTCTGCTATGACTAGACCATTGATCTATAGTGACCCACACTTTGCAATGTTCATGCAGTTTCAAGGTTTTATATCTCAGTTTACAGCAGTGCACATACCAAGAATGTACAAGACTATTAGTAAGGCAACTCCCGGAATGAAGTATTCCATGTTTGCTTCTATGGCTTCTATGCTTATGCTTGGTTATGCTGCTCAGTACCTTAAAGACCTTATTAAGTTTGGAAAGGGATCACCTTACTTATCAGATAATGAGAAATACCTACGGGCCCTGTATTCTTCAGGACTCTTAGGGGTAACTGAAAGGGTAATTAGTAATAACTATTTATTTCCTTTATACGAAAACAGAAGTAGAGGCGTAGTTGAGTCCACTTGGAACTTAGTAGCTGGAGAAGCCCCTGCTTCTAATATTGTTGAAAACATATATGGATTAGGTAAGGGTGCGTTAGAGGAAGATACAAGAAAGACTCTTAAGTCTGGCTTATCTTTGACACCTTTCTCACCACTTAAACACAGAATATACGATGAACTAGTCCAGAACAATTGGATAATAGGAGATAAATAATGGCTAAAGGTCCAAGACTATCAGGTCAAGTAGCGCCACTTACAGATGAAGAAAAAGCAGCAGCTCAAGAGGCAAAGGTAGCTAGTATCAGAGCAGATTTGCTAGGCCAAGCAGAAACAGCTGGTACTTTAGGATTAGAGGGACAAGATACAGGGCCACAGGACGGCCCACCCATTGCACTTCCATCTGAATCTATTGCAGAAGGCCTTAGAAACATACAGGTTACTCCTCAGGAATCTCAGTTAGCTGCACAAGCACAACCTGAACCTAGCCCTGAGGTGCAAGAGCAACCACAGCTACAACCTATGGCTCAAGAAGTATCACAAGAAAACCAAGAAAAGTTTGCGTTAACCCCTGAGCAACAACTAGAGCGTGAGAACATCAGAGTACCTTCTGTCATGGAAGCCGCAGGGGTTGCTAGGGATCTTTCAAATCTACACGAACAGGTTGGTGATGCGAACTATAATCGATTTAGAGGTATGGCTACTGTTGCTGAGTATGCTCACCCTGTTACTATGGACGTTACAGATGCAATTCAGTTTGACTCTGCATTAGAAGTATCAGATCCCGGGTTTCAAGAAGGACTTGAGATACTAGATAAAGAAGCTTTTGATGTAGAAGATAAAGGTCAAAGACCATTACGTGTAAGCACTAAAGGCGCTCCTTTAAAACTTAACAGGTCTAACATATTACTATCAAATAAAGTTCTTGGTATTGGTATGAAGAACCCTAACTTTGACCCTACTGCCATTAAACTTAATGAAGAAGGTAAAGTGGTTAACTACGAAGAAGCTAATCAACAGCCTTTTGTTTTAGACAGAAAGTACTTACCTACTATAGCTGCAGTTGTAGAAGATATGCTAGTATCAACTCAAAGGGATACTGATGCTGCTTCTGCAAATGAGATGGATCAGCCACCTATAGACGTAGATTCTGTTGACCCGACAGCTGCTGAAGTTTACAGGGAACAAGCAGGTAAAGCTTCATTAGGGAGGTCTTTATTCCAAGCGGTACGCAGGGAAAAAGCATACCTAGCTGGTGAACCTACTGATACCTACATGGAAGACTTTCAGGCTACTACACCAGAAACTTTTGAAGCTATTGGTGATATGATGTTAGATTACTATTCTACTTTAGCTCCACATATGGTTACTGTAGTAGATGGTAATTACGACACAAGCACAGGTGAAGGCATTGCAAGATCTTACGCTTTGTCACCTGAAGGTTATCTTCAACTTCAAGAGTCAAGGGTAAGGGTCCCTGACTTTAAAGCTAAGTTTCTTACCTTAAAGCCCTACAAAGGTACAATACCTTTTGAGGGTGTCTTGTTAAAAACTGAAACAGGTGTTATCCCTAGCCCTAAGTCTAAAGCGTTAGCTGAAGCTAAGGTAAATGCTAGTAATGTTACTAATGTTATTGACAGTAGACGGGGATCCTTAGCTCTAATGCTAGGTGTACACGCTTACGCTACTGCTGTTAAGCAACCAGAAGGTAACTTAGAGTCAGCAAACTTTACTCTTAATATGATGGATATGGGTTCTAATAGGATGAATAAAATTACATCTATTGCTAGGGCTCAAGATGTTAAGATGCAAGTTGCTCAATCTAAGATTGATAGCCTAAAATCTAAATCTGAATTAACTGTAGGTGATAGTATTAAGTTATCTCAACTTGAAGGTGAAGTTCAATTTAGGGAAAGTCTTAAAGAAAAGTACAAGTTAGGTGCACCTCTTGAAGGGGGCACTAACGAACTCCAAGCCTTGTACTATCAACATGCTAATAAGAACTTAGAGACCCTAAGCTTTATTGCCAGAAACGGAGACAAACCTTTCTACCATACATATGTAACTCAGAAGGGTAGCACTCGCCTAACCACTGCTCAGTACTTGTCTTTTCAGAACAGCCACTTAATGCGGAATGCTATTGGGTCTGGCGCTAAGGTTGAGATTAAACCTATGAGAGGCGGGGAGATAGAAGATAACTTCTTATGGTCAGCTAGCACTATTTTCTTTGACGGTGGTGGTAAGGTTAAAGAGACAGCAGTTAAAAATGCTTTGTTTCATATAAAGAATAAGACTCCAAGATACCAGTCTATTGTTAAAATGGGTGGTAGGCTAAAAGGGTACTTAAATATGTTTGACAAAGACGGTGCTGTAGCTTCTTTAGGACAAGTCACTTCTACTCCTCAGGGCATTAAAGGCCTTGAAGGTTTAACGGGTACATTGCCGCAAGCTATGTTAGATGATAAAGAACTCATGGGTTTTTTAACAGCTATAGGTGAGTCTAAAGACTCTCACAAGCATGCAATACAGTACTTAGATTATCTTATGGCTATGTCTGAGTACGATCAAGCAATGCGAGATGGTACATCTTTCCATACTTCTGTAAATGGAGTAGAGATTGATGGTATATCTAACGGGCTCTCTAGCTTCTTTGTTATGCTAGGGCAGTACGATAAACTACCCCGTATAGGTGTTACTAGAGCTGAAGGTTCTGAAGAAGTACTTGGTATGTGGAAAGACTTACCTAATGCTTTGACTATTCCAGAGGCTTACGCAGGGGATATTCGTAGGACTTTATCAGAAACTCTTAGGTTAAACATGAGTAACGAAGTGTCTTCTTTGGCTATGTTTGATAAGAACATTATGGAACAGTTTGGTTATACGGAAGCAGATATACCTAAGCTTAGAGAAATACTAGAGATAGCACTCAAGAAAGAAAACAAATCAACTTTCCTTAAAGCTCCTATACTAACCTTCCCGTATGGTCAAGAAACTAAAAACCTAATTGGTTCTATCTACGAAACTATTGTAGGGGATCCTGAGCTTTACGCAGAAATCTTAGGATTCTTTGGTGAAGGTGGGTTACCTAAGGGTGCTAGTTTCTTAGACGCTATTAGGATGCAAGCCTTGAAAGCAACTCTTGGTAACGATGTAATGGCTTTCTCTCGTTTAAGTAAAGAAGCTGTTGACTTAGCTGGTATTTATAATCAGTTCCTGTCTATACAAAACCCAGCAGGCGGTGAGTCTATGTTTGTTGGTAAGGAAACTCGTAGAACAGGACGTTCCACTGACCTTAAAGCAACATCTCGCAGAGACAAAGACACTGGTAGAGCTAAGCCTTTAATAAAAGCTTTAGAAAAACAAAAAGCTAAGGCTGAAGCTGAAGGTAATCTTGAGGAGGCTAAGAGGTACAATACTCTTATTAAAGAAACTAAATCTCCAAGACCTATGAGGGTAGAGGAGAAGAAGTCTTTTCTTAGTCCGTTAGCTTCACGAAGGGGCATCACTGGTGGTGTTGCTCATGGCTCTGTACTTCCTAACATTGCCCAAGGTATTGATGGTGCTGCTATAGTTAAGACCTTTAGCGGCCCTGCTTGGGATGCTTTGAATAAGACAGCTAATGGAGATGCATGGGTTCTCCCAGTCTATGATGCTGTTATTACAGACCTTAGGTCAATGGGTAAGTTAAGCTCTGTTATAAATAACCAATGGTTTAACATGACAAGTGAATCTACTATCATTGATGAAATGGTAGAAGGTTTAAATAAAAAGGTTAGACAAGGTAGGCAAGTGTTTGGTGATTTAGCCCAAGAAGGAGGTATAATTGATGAGCAGGAGCATGGAGCCCTTGCAGATCATATTATAAATGTACTAAAGTACACTTCTTTTGACGCAGAGAATACTAAGCTAGCACAGGGTATGATTGAAAACCTTTCTGCTAATTACTCTGATCAAGGAGCACAGACAAATAAATCAAGAAACTATATATCACTTCATTACGCTCAAGTATTTCTTGAGACCGAGGCATTTAGTCGTACAGCTAGAGAGTTATCTGGATTAGCTAAAAAGTCTAAAGAAGGTAGAGCTGAAGTCAGGAAGAAAGTTAATGCTGACAAGGAAGCCTATGGACATGAAGTCCTACAGTACTCTATGGATGACATTGGTATACCCGATACAGCAAAAACAGTATTAGATTCATAATAAAAAAAAGAGGAGCCCGTTAGGGCCCCTCAGGAATCATGGAAGATTCATTGGACCCCTTAACTGGGGTCCTTTTTTTTAATAACCTTTCTTTTCTAGTTCAGCTAAGCCTTCCCTTACGTTCGCTTTAGCGTACGCAATCATCTTATCTGTAAGACCTTGAGCTTCCTCAGGGGTCTTACCATCTGCAATGTAAGAGGCGTAGTTCTCTGTTGCTATGCTCTTAATAATTGCATCATTGATCTCAGGTGTATACGCTACACTTGGGTCTAGCTCTAACTCTTGTACATAATCCATATCATCTACACCTTCATGGCGCATGATGTTATATGATTGTAACTCTTTTACTTCACTCATAATTATTCATCCTTAACGAATATGCCATCAACCATTCGTCCAGTTCGTTTGCTGATAACCTCATAAGCTTGATCGAGGCACTCGTATAAATTAGTATTCCACAGGCGTGTCTGCATGATGAGAGTAACAAGTATGTCCCCAATGGCATCTACCGCCTCCTCTTTGTTGTTACTGGTAATAGCATCTGCTAGCTCCTTAACTTCTTCTTCCGTCTTTACTAGCTGCTTAGTACGCCTAAAGGTATCAGGGGCTGCATCAGTAAGGATACCTTTGCTGTACCCCCAATCAACTACCTTATTCTCTAAGCTTTCTGTTATCTCAAACTCACTCATCGTCTTCTCCTAGGGAACTCAGGGTTACTGTCATAGTAATTAAGTTTAAACATCCGAGCATTGAGACATTGGATATCCTACCATTATAACTTTCAAGCACATCGCCTAAGTCTGCTAATAGGGACTCCTCTACTATAAAACTTTCTGCAGTTATTACAGGTACATCTGTATCAACTACTCCGGGCATTGTTACTACTTTATCATTACTCATTATTTATCCTTATATTAAGAAAAGAAATAGTCAGAACTTATGACTTCTTCTATTTTAAGATCACCTATCTCTGGTTGTTTTACTGCGTAACCCTCACGGCCCTCAAGGAGCAATGATTCTATTCGATCAAAGAAGTTATCCACGTTGTACATCATAGCGAACTGCCACTTAGTATGCTCTAGTAACTTGTCTACCTCACACGCATGGGTTGAGAACGAATCATGTACTGCCCCAAAGCTCCCGGGGAATGACTCGATAACCTTAGCCATGTGTGCTGCATCCATAGAGTGTACAAAGTTTGGTGAACAGCCTGATGCAAAAGACCTTCGGCAAGGTATAGCATTACCTTCTTTAGTTATTACAGGTATCTTTATGCTATGTCCTATCTGCCCTAGGCCACCTATGGTACTTCTTAGTGTCAGGTTCTTTTGCTTCCACACTTCGTATAACACTGGGAAACCTGACGGTGTAGTCCACTGCAAGCATGTCTCTCCACTCTCTAGTACATAGTCTGTAATCTTTTGGAGAAACTTCATGGTCTTTAGGGGACCTACACATGTATCATTAATAGCAAGGATTAGATTCTTAGATAGCTTATCGCAATCATCTTTACTTATCCTGTACTTCTTATGATACCCCTCTGTCTTACAGTCATAAAACATATTCTCTGCAATCTTCTTTTGACCTGCTGAATATGCCCTAGTCATTGACCCACGTTTAGCTATACCTTTCCTAATGGCTTTCATTGGTATGTTTCTACCATCAAACCACTCAGGCATTCTGCCTATCAAACGTTTCGCAACCTGTACATAAAAGTCCTTTTGTATACTTTGAGGAACAATTGAGACCAACTCACCTGCTTCACTGTCCTTAGACATCGCAGCCAAATGCTGCCATCCATTGTTACTCCCGTCTACAGGTATGGGTAGTCTTGATTGATAGACTCCCTCGGCCTCTACGTAACCCTTAAGATCAAGACAGCATGCCAGTAGTGTTATTGGCTTCTCTGCTTCTGTCCTGAACTTCATCTCTACTGCATCTTTGATCAAGGCTTCCTTGTTGTTGATCGTCCACAACGCCCTGTCTTCTAGTGTCATTTTGTCTACTGAAATAGTATCCAAGTCTTCTTCTGCTAAGTGATGCTTGTAGTCTTCGGTTAACCATGTTAAGTTATCTAGCTCCTCTACTGTGTAATCTTGATTGTATGAACAAGCAGTGTGCACACATAACCAAAAGAACCCTCGGTCATCCATAGGTTTACTGTTACTAAACTCAAACAAACCTTTGGATAAGTCGGACCCTTGGTAGTTTAGAAAGGGCTCAGTGTAATACACCCTACCCCTATAGTCACACTCAACTGCTTGGTAAAAGGTTTCACTTCCAATAGCTCTTGCTTTGTTGAGGATGAACTTCATTTCAATACGCTTAGACCTAGCCTTGTCAGACTTATCGTCCATATCTATGAACTTACTAACGTTATTTCTAAGGGCCTTTACGATGTCCACGTTAAGCCGCCATGCAACGCCCTGTAGCTTGTCTAACGCTTTGACAAAGGGTTGGTCAAGGCATTGGCTAAAGTCTCTCTCAGAGGTCATACGTTTGATATACGGCCTCTTAGTTATAGGGTTCCTCAACCCTGTTATCTTCGGGAATCTTCGGAAGCTAGTACCAGTTAGTGTAGCTCTCTCAAAGTCCTCAGGGATTTCACCTAAGTCTTCCCAGTTTTCTGTTAAGAATATAACATATGGTGCACGATAGCCTTCGTACTCCCTCTCTACCTCCACGTACTTTAGCTTTAGTAGTGCTTCAATAAACAGATCACCTACTGCAAACAGTTCTGTGTAAGAACTATTCTTAATACCCATACGAGATAGCACTGCTAACCCTATGGCTGTCGATGTGGCTGTTAGTTTAAAGCTTTTACTGCTAGTATTACGGGATCTAAGGAACGTACTCTGGGCTGCTTGTACTGCACATATGACAAGCTCTTCATACTTTAAGCCATAGTCCATATGTCTGTTTAAGAGTTCGATGCCCGAGTGATTCCTACCCCGGGCACCTTCTCTGTTGCTTCTTATATACTCTGCTACTGCATGTATAGCTCCAGCCATTTACACTCCTGCGTTGTAGTCTAAGAAATCTACTTGACCTTTTAATCGTTTCGTTCTTTGATCATAGTATGCTGAACCACAATCCCCAGTAAGCCCTGTAAATCTGGACTTGAGTACCCTGAGGTGTATGGTGTTTCTTTCATCTTCATTCTGTGCTATTAAGTTACGGGCAAATGTAACGATATCAAAGCTAATCTGCTTGATTGAACCTGAACCTTTGATGTCATCAATAGACGCAAGGTGTCCCTCTTCGAAGGACTTACCTTGAGACTTACGTAGGTGGGATATAATACCCAACCAGACATCATGTTTCTTTACAACCTTAAGCAGGTCAGACATAATAGCATCGATTGCTTCATTACCAGTCTTACCATCAGTACCCTCAGATACAGCGATAGTAATATGGTCAAGCACCAAATGCTTACAACCCAATAGACACAAGTTCTCTATTTGATCTATAAGAGAAGAATCAGATACAGCACCGTTATGATCAAGGAGAATGAGACGGTTGTCTCCAAACACCTTATCAAATGCATCTCGCTCCTGTTCTTCTGTTGGGTCTTCAGGTACAAACATCTGTATAAACTTCTGGGCTGAGTCACCAATAGATTCCTCAAGTGATACCATCCCAATGTTATCATCCGTTTGTTCCTTCAACTGTAGTATAATTTCTTTAATCATAGTAGACTTGCCTGAGCCAGTACCTGAAGTGAATAATGTTATCTCTCCATGGCGCATACCACCTAGCTTATCGTTCAACCCGCTAAGGCAACTAGGGTATGGCACTGACTGTACTGTTTTGCGTTTTACATACTCTTCCCATATGGCTTCACCTCGTACTACTGCAGCCGGTGTATATGGCTGAGCAGACCAGAACGCATTTACTAAAGCCTTGTGTCCATGTTTAATTAAAGTCTCACATGGATCATTTTCAGGTAGGCTAGCTACCTTTACCTTATCCCAGCCAATGATCTTAGCCGCATTTTCTACTGCCTTCTCACCAGCTTCATCTTGATCAAACATTAATACAACTGTATCGAATGATCGTACCCACTCACGATTACTGATAAGCGGGTTGAGGTTACTGGAAGATGGTAGGGATACTACGGGGAATATCTTACCCCCGTTTGTTAGAGTTGATTGGGCCACTGCCATTGCATCTAGCTCACCCTCAGTGATCACTAATGATCTACCACCTTGGGTGAAAGTGGATTGTCCGAATAAATCTATCTCAGAGAAATCACCCTTGACCCTAAAGTCCTTAGGTAACTGCCTAACCTTGTAAGCAACTGTCTTACCTTTCCTAGTATATGGGTAGTAGTGAGCTTCTATTGTACCATCTTGGTTGTACGCTACTCGCATACCATAGTGTGCTGCTACTTGCTTTGTGATACCACGCTCTTGTACACCACGGGTATCGTATGCATTTATACTTTCTAGGTTTTCAGTTTGCTTTGGTTGATATGATTCTTGCATTGTATTTTCTCTTTCTTTATCAAATGTAATTTTATCACAGACGAAACACTTACCAATACCATTGGAGTACATACCGACACCATCGGATGAACCACAATGTTTACAGGCTACGTGCCCAACAAATCTATCTTTCTTCATCAAGACCACCGTTCTTCTTTAAGATTCTTTATCACTCTTCTCTTCTGTTGTGATTCCTTCTTCCTCTGAATCCGTGAGGCCTTCTTTGTCCTTCCGTTCTTCTCGTACTCCAGAGGCGATTCTGGATAATCGTTCTCTTGTTTCTTCATTAACTTCTTCCTTAGGTATAAACTTAATTGCACCAATCTGTCTGTTGAGATATACAGGTGTACCATCAGGGTACTTCTCAGTTAGAACATCAAGCTCCCACTGTACCTTAACTTCTCCAGCAGATAACCCACCCTTAGTTTCAAACAGTTGTAGTATCTCATACTTAAACTTATCACTACCTAACTCTTCTACCATAGTATTAATATGCTTAGACGAGCTGCTGTAGGTCTTCCAGTTAGATACTACTCTGTCTTTCCCTTTACGATACTGATGGAACTGTTTACGTCCTATGTATCTTTTAGGATTCTCAGGGTCAGTACATGTTATTAAATATATAAATCCAAAGTAATCATCAGGGTCAAAGGGAGAACCGTAGTACTCCCAATGCCCTAAGTCTTGTTCACTCATTTCATCTTCTTTGTCCCACATGGATATAACAAATAACTCTCCATACTTATCTATCTCTGACTTAGGGTATCCCTGCTCTATATACCATTTCTTCTTGTCGTCCCATGACATTTTCATATAACCCTTAGGGATAGCCTTAGGGAATCCATAACGCCATCCTTCAGGTGGATCAACTACTAGAGTCATCGTAAGCTACTCCCTTCAAACACTTCATCAAGCTTCAAGGACTCAAAGCCATCAAAGGATCTACGCATATAGATTAAGTTGAAGCATAGGTCTAGCTTTTCTTTCCATTCCCTTGGGTGCTTGTCTCGCCAAGTAGATCTTACTACATCCATCATCTCAGCTGTACTTACACCTTCGAGTATCTTCTCTGCAGTCTTAGGCCCTATACCTTTAATGCCCTGTATATTATCAGAAGAGTCACCAGTTAGCAACTGTTTACACAGAAGGTAGTGACCTTTATCTTCATCAATATGGTATAGGTTTTGTTTGTTAAAGTTCCAATGCCAACCCGGGATCATGTCAATGTCTTTATCAACGTGAGCAATAACCCATGAGTCTCCAGCTTCGGTAGCTTCGGTAGCCCAGATAGATACTAAGTCATCTGCCTCACAACCATCTGAAGGTACGCAGTCTGTTGACCAGCAGTAATCATAGAGGTTGTTGAGTAAGGCCTTAACCTTAGGATCCATCTCGTACTTGTTCCGGTTAGCTTTGTAATCATCAGCAATATCATGCCTGAAATTACCTTTACCTTTTACAGCAACATAACCTTTGGAACTATTAGTGTCTCGCATTACAGCTTTCAGGGCCAAGTCAAATGTACTTTGAGCCTGAGAGTCTGAGTTAGTTGTAGCTGCGATACGGTATAGCATTGAGTCTGCATCAATAAAACATTTGTCAAACTCTGGTTCTTCTTTGTACTCAGTATTAGTGAACGTCAGCATAGCTGTCTCCAATTTGTCCATCACCATCCATACACATAACACCTACAGATTTAGGTGCTTCTTTGAAAGCTTCAACACAGATCTCTTTTACCTTCTCTGCATCTGATTCCTTAGCCACAAACACAACCTCGTCATGGTAAAACAACGTAGGGTATGCAGATAGACCTAGCTCTTTAATCTTTTTAGATGCGTACACAAGGGCTGCTTTACAGGTGATACCCTCTAGTGTCTGCAGTAAGTAGTTAAGAGTCTGATGTTCAGACCCAACCATTACTCGTCTACCATCAGCACCCATAATAAAACCTTGCCCTGTCTTTAGTTGAGACATTCGGTACTCATCTTCCAGTTGATCCTTAAGAACCTTAAGCCCCGGCAGTGTAGCCTTAAACTTAGCATCAGCATCTTTACCAATCTTAGCAGACTTCTTACCTGATACAGCTTCACCTAGCTTAGCATGCCCTGCACCAAACAAGTAGGCATAGATAAATGTCTTAGCTTGTGGCCTTGAGATCCCTAGTATGTCAGCATTACGTTGATGTACGTCACCATTGATTACCTCATTGGTAAAGTTATCATCATTAATGTAGTGACATAAACCTCGGAACTGATTACCTGCAGAGTCAGCACCAATAACCTTCATGCCTTTCTCGCATGTTAGTAGGCTACGTAACTCTTTACCGTATGGTGCATAGACTCCGGGGATGTTAACAATAGTTCGGTGTCTGCACCTGAACGATGGAGTACCAATTGTAAACATAGAACCATGCAGCCTACTGTCATTATACTTGTCTTCATCTTTAACCTCTTCTATCCAACCCTCTACAGTAGCTAGCCTGTTACGCAACATGTAGTAGTCACTGATGTATTTACCTAGTTCACCCAAGGGTTTCAAGGAGCTGTCAGTAAGCTTAGGGCTTTGTTTAATCCATCGACCATCGATCTTCTTTACAGTCCAGTCATCAGGCTTCCAGCCCCTATCAAGTAGGAACTTCTTAACCTCTGCCATCTGACCGATATCAACTTCCTTAAACTCTACACGAGTGTATGGCCCAGAGATGTCTCCATTAGATGCTTTGATGTCTTGCTCTAATTCAAACCAATCAATAACACGCTTGTAGTATGACCCATCTTTCTTAACTATCTGATCTACTTCTTTGTTACCACGCATCACTGCAACTAAACCTAGCTGAGGGTTGATCTCATCTTCGATGTGCTCCATCTTGTACAGTATCTCTTCATACAAGGCTTCTGCTTTATCCATATCAAATGCCCAGCCATTAGCTGTGATCTCTGCATTTACCATAGCAAAGTCATGCTCAAGGTTAAGGGCGTTTAAGAACTTAGGGTTCTGCTTAATCAGTATAGATGCTTCCTTAGATACACGGTTGTACACCTTAAGGTTTAGCTCTACATCACGTATGCAATACTCAAGCATCTCTTTACTGTAGCACTCCCAGTCCTCATGGTCGCCCTTAGGATAGTCAAAGAACCCTCCCCAGCCCTTAAGCCCATGGAGATGTCCTCGTTGATACTTGCACAGCTGAGACATAAGGAAGGTATCCCAAACCCTAGTCCCTTCAGCAGGCTCCCAGCCTAGCAGTCTTTTCATAACAGGTAAGTCAAAGCCAATAATGTTATGACCTGCAATTATCTTAGCGTTACCTAGTCTAACTAGGCCCTCATCTAAGGATGGTAGGTCATCATCGTAATCAGAGTAACTAAAGACCTCTTCTGTTTCACAGTCTTGTGCGACTAGCATCCATACTTTGTCAGGGAATAGTCCATTGGTTTCTATGTCGAATATATATTTACTCATAAGGTTTCCTTTGCGAGTAGTTTAATGACTATACTCAGGTCGATTAAGTTTTTGTTAGAACGTTATCTCACACGCTCCACCAGCACAGGCTGCTTCACCTGACAGATCTGTTGTATCCTCTACTTCTTTCACTTGAGTTAGATCGATGTTACTTAGGGCAGACTCCATGATACGATAGCGTTCCTCAGAGATATCCTCAAAGGGTGCTTGCACATAGGTACCACCGTTGTATGGTAGCACAGCAATACCATTAAAGGTATAACGGTTCTTCCACATCCACTCACCACCAAGCTCCCACTCATCATCCTTCAATGAGATAGTGCATGATACGTTGTGAGAGTTCTGACCTTCGATATGCCCCGGTGCTACCCACTCTACGTTATACTTTCGTACACGATCCAGTAGTTGTACAGGGCTTTCAGTTCTAAGTATAGAACCCTTAGGTGCTTCTTGTGGTATCTCAATTACAGCTTGCTCCGTAGGGTTGAAGTACTCGTCTTCCACCAGCTCTGGATGGTGCTCTGCAAAGTACTGGTATAGGGCCTCATTCTTTCCAACCCTCTGACGACGAATATAGTAATCATTATGCCAAGCATGTATACCGCTACTACTACCAAGAACACAAGAGCTAGTACCACTAGGCTTAACTGTAGTGCATCTTGCAGCCGAGTTGATTCCCAGTTCTTTAGCAACTCTTTTGTTTTCGTTGACAACTTCCAACGCAGCTTCTTCCAAGTCATAGTTCAATACCCTTCCTGATCCGATACCTGTCTGTCCTACACCGATAAGGGCATCACGTTGACAAGTCTCTTGCCACTCAGGTCTAAGGTAATGAAAGTCTGTATAACCTGCTTGTAGTGTACCGATTAGTGATGCTGCTCTGGCACGTTCATTCAGGTCTTCTTGTGAGACAATGTTAGATGCGTTAAGTTCCGTAAGGTTACACATTTGATAGGGACGTAGGCCAATCTCACAGCAAGGGTTAGTACCCCAGTCCTTATCATTAGTGAAGTAGATACCGGGCTCACCAGAGCCAGACAACTCTACTCGTTTCCATAGTTTCTCAAAGGCTTCTTTGGTAATGCGGTGGCGTACCATAACTGCAGAGTTGTTAGACCTTGCACGTTGCGGGTTGTTCTCCCACCAGTTACCAGCCTTACATGCCAGCATATCATTGTCATCCATAGAGAACAAAGAAATCATAGCTGCCCTACGAATACCACCAGTCAATACTGCATCAGCAATATAGCACATCATGTCATGCACTTCAATAGTTAATAGCTGACGACCAATAGCTTGATCAAAGATAGATCTTAGGTTGTGGATACAATCCTTAAGAGGCTGAGGTCCGGGAGCTTTACCACCAGTAGTGATAAGCATAGCACCCTTAGGTCGGATGTCACGGTAATCAAACTCTACATCCATGGTGTTATTAAAGTAAGATTCACATAGGACCTTTACAGCATCAGCCCAACCCTCAATGTTATCAGAGACTAGGAACCTACGCTTACGTTTCTTAGGCCCTGTTACTTCTGGAAGCTTACGGGTATGATGCCGTTGCACTGAGTAGCCTACACCAGTACCACCTAGCAGTAAGAACATAGTCTCTGCAAAAGCTTCTGGGCTTTCTACTGGCAGGTAAGCACAGTTGTAAATACGATTAGGAGCTAGCTCAATAGGTGCCCCACCAAACTGCAAGGCTCTCATAGACGGTAACACTTTCTTATCGTATACAAATTGATAAGCAGTCTCAATCTCTTCTGCAAACTTAGGGTACTTACGTTGGTGCATTTCTTTGTTTCTTGTTACCAATTCATCCCAAGTTTCTCTACGTTCTAGCTCAGGGATATACTTTGCATACTTGCTGAAGACTGTTATATCGGATAAGATTTTGTTAGATGTGTTCATTCTCTGCCCTTCTTTAAATAATTTCTGATTCTATCTAGTGCACCGAAGTCATCCTTCAGCCCACCTAACGTCCTGTTACATGAGTGGCATATCCACCCTCTAAACTTACTGGTTAAATGGTCATGGTCTAAAGCCCAAGGTGATTTGTTTACACCTCCACATCCTGCAGCTTCTTCAGCATTCCTCAGGCATATAGGGCATTGGTAATCATCAGGTGGTGGCTCTACCTCTTTACGTAAGTTATCACGTACTTTCTTTACAGACCAAATACATAATCTACAAGTGGTCTTTCGGTAACCCCTACCACTTTCCATAGGGAACTCTTCTTCATCCTTCTTTACTCTACATTTATTACAAGTCTTTAAACCCATCGGTTATGACTCCATCTTCTTTAGAGATAAAATTAATATAGCCTTCAGGTTCTCGGCTCATGTATTCGTTTTCCTCAACAGCAAGCAAGGGTACTTCTTTACCTACAAGATCTGAGTACCACTTACCTCTGTTGTTACATTTAATAATTAAGATCGGCATGTTAATGCATTCCAACTAATAGGATACAGGGGTTGAATTATATTACCTACTAAGTTCGCTAGCATCTGTATCTCTACTTGCGAAGTCTCATGTATTCTTTGCTTATACATACGAGCCCATGCAGCTAATGATCCTGTTACATAGTAGCTTGTCATCATTGACTGAGGTAATACCATACGTGCTTGCTCAGGTGCTACCCCTCTTTTCAACAGGCTTTTGTATAGCCCGAGGCAATCATCAAGAACATAAGAGTATTCTCTGTTAAAATCAATTTGATCTGCGTGAGGCCCAGAAGACCCTTGCTTAATAGAATGCTCTGGCTTATTTCTCCATACTGGTTTATAGAAAGACGGTTCATCATTTACATACCTCCTACTTACCTCGTTATAAGTAAACCCTATCATATGTTTAAACCGTTGTCTGGCTACAAAGATAGGAACCTCTTCTCTTATTGTTATTTGGGGGTGACTAAATGGTGTCCAATGATTATGACTTGCAAGGTAGTTAATTAGTTTAACATCCTTACCACTAAGTTCACCCTCAGAATTGTAGGAACTTTCCTTATCAAAGCTAACCCTTGCAGAGTTAACAACACTAAGGTCTGATCCCATATGTTCTATATATTCAGCTATCATTCTTATCCTTATGTTTCTTTGAGGAGCCGGAGGCTCCCTTAGGTTTCTTTATCTCTTCCTTAAATACCTTTTTAAAGATAGCATCGAAATTACTTTCATAGCTACTCCTATCAGATATTGGTCTGGGCCTTGAGCCCTTACCGGACATTATTTATACTCCAACATGTTCTCTACTAGGGTTGCATACCCAGAGATGTCATGCCAACTATCAGAATAGTTAGGGTCTCCGTTAAGGATACGTGCAATCTTATGTTGGATCATTTCAAGTGATTCCTTTTGATGTGGAGCCAGTGCACTCCACCCTGCAGTTAACTTCATTACATCCTTTAAGTTCTGACACAGTTGACTTTGAGTTTCAAAGGATCCGTAACGTGAGCCACGGGTCTCTAGGGTTTTGTTAGTGTGTGACATGATTAGCAGAGTCCTCCAAGGATTGAATACAGTCTAATACATAAGCAGATAGTTGAAATGCTTTGCTCTCTTCATCTACTAACTCTAACTCTTCAGCTTCAAAGCTTACTTTAACAGAGTCATTTTCCTCTGTATCTCTTAGTCGTATTGTATAACTAGCCATTATTTGTTTCCTCCAGCATTGATGAAACCTTTAATTGCAGCATCGGTATGGTTAGCACCACTAAGGATATCTACTATAGTCCCGGGTGCAGCTTCTTTTATCAGTAGTGGTACACTTCTTATATTATTTTGCATGGCATAGTCTTTACCTCTGTCGGTTGCTATGTCCATTAAAATAACTTTATCGTAAAAACCTAAGGCTTGTAGCCTGTCTTTAATCTGAACACATCCGGGGCATCCGGGGCCAGATACTAGCAGCAGTCTATTACCCATCTTCTTTCTCCACGTAAACGTTACCCCAAGTTATCATAACTAAAGGCAGCAGTACTACTACGCCCTCAAAAGGTAAAGCAATTAAGTCTTCATCTTCTGTGTACGCCCATACTGGTCGGCTATCAACGAACTCAATGTCAATGCCTGTACCGTTTCGATACTCTGCGGTTAGTTTCTTTCCTAAAAAATCTATACTCATATGCCTGTGTCCTCACAGTTGTCGGTGCTTGAAAGCCCGTGTCGGTTGTCGGTGCCTGAAAAAAAGTGAATACTATTTTTACTTAAATGCTTCAATACAAAGGGACTCTTTACTACTAAAACTATAGCCCATTGCTTTCATAAAGTCTTCTAACACTTCAACCACATCATCGCGTGTCAAATCTTTCTGCATCACATCAATAGTTATACGAGTGTTAACAGATGACTCATGCTCATAGGGGTTGCAGATCAGTTGTATATATGGTTTATCTATACTCATAATAAATTGCCTGTTGTAATTAAAAATGCAAGTGAAGGTGTCGGTTGCAATAAAAATAGGGGCTCAAGGCCCCTGCTTAACTACCACTCAATCGGTCTATCTCTTTCTGTAACTCTTCATCAGTAAGATCAGTGTAATCAAAGTTAGTATTGATTGTTTCTGATCGCTGTAACTTAGGTTGTTCATACTCTGCTACAACAGCAGCTAGCCGAGAGGCTTCAACCATATCGTCTTCCGATATAGACTTAAGCATTGCTAGTTTCATAACAGTTAAACCCTTAGGGATAGAATCCATTAAGCTATCAGACAGATTGTTAACAAGCTTCAGAACGTCTTGCATTTGTTCTTTCATTTTGTCATTCTTAATTCTAGCTTCATCAGCTTTTTGTTTCATCATTGCCATATGCTCTTTGTCATGCCTAGGCTTTAAGTTTGCTAATGAATTAGGGTGAATCTTTTTCTTACCATCATTCACATCATCTTGAGTGAATACTTTTTCTTCAGTAGACATTATATCCTCCATTCTAGGGTGCCCTCTATAAGGTACTTAATTCCCTAGAGTCTTCTATAACGCACTGTATTCCCGTATAAGGTAGATAAAAGAAACCCTACCCAACCTATTAGAAGTTGAGCAGGGTTCTTTAGAGTCTAATCTATGAGGTTCTATGGCCGTTGATTGTACATACTAAGCCATAACAAGAACAACATAGTGCATGCTATAAGAATAATAACTTACTACCTTATCCTTATTCCCTTATTGGGTACTTAGTTTAAGTTATAAGAACATTAAACTATAAGCATTTAGAACTCAGAGGAGTCAGCTTCTGAGTCATCGATATCGAAGTCAACTGAACCAGTGTACTCAATTAGATCAGTGATCTGAATTGCAGTAAGGATAGTTGAGATACCTTGACGACCAGCAACATCGTACTCTCGTCGATACACTTTGACATTACCCTTAGATCCATTACCAACTTTAATCTTTGGGTCAATCTTTTGCTTCTTACCATCTACCAGTTGAACTGGATCGTTGGCATCACCATCTTTCCTAACAGCTTTGCGCTTTAGGTTGATAGCAATTCGGCTTGGATCATCCTTAACTGGACGCACACTACCGTATCCCTCTAGCTCTGAAGCACGTTCAGAAGGTACAACGATCTGGCATTCCCATTGAAGGGTACCGAAAGGATCAGTTGGATTTTCAGGATCTACTTTAACGTAGTTGAGTGTAACATCACGGATGATTGAGGTTCCAAGAACTGCTGACATATAAATATACCTTTAATAATTAAATAATAGTTTTGTTTCTTTATGATTTGTACTGCTTTATGCTAATCTAAGTCATGGTATCCTCCATTTGGTATGTAATATCCCAAGCGTAGTGATCTATTACCCAGTCTTCCACACAATCTAAGACCGTTACGTCTTGATTTCTTAGTCGTGCAACCTGAGAATAGCTTTCCCATTCATCAATTAGTATACCGAGATCAGTTATAACCTTTACATCATCTGTTATTTGACCATCAATATACTTTGGTTCTGCATAAGCATACAATCTCATATAAGATCCTTTAATTTTACCTTGTTTCGATCCTCCCAATCACCACTTACTATACGTTCTTGACTGGAGTATCTCTCGTCCCTTAGGGTATAAGTCATAGCGTTACCATAGGGAGTACTGATAACCTCCCTATCGTAAAAGTTGCTTTCACCTTTACCACGGTACCCCTCAAGCCTATCAAGGCGAGAGAGGGTATCTGAGTCCACCTCGTACACCTCTACTGTAATACGAGTAGAGCCTTCAGTGATACCGGGGAAGCCACCTAAAGAAAACATTTCAAACTTAGGTAATGTTTTTCCTTTACCTAAGAAATTTGAGTTAGATAATAGTATGTTGTTACCATTACCTTGACGTAGTGTACCATACACTGCTACTTTATACAACTCATTTGACATTATAGTCTACGCTCCACTATTGATAGGTACTTGTAAGGGACTTCCACTTCTATATGGAAAGATAAATCTGCTTGACCACCGGGGTACGCTACTAAGCTAGCACCTCTGACATTCTTTTCATGTATTTCAAATTCAATTACATGGTGGTTATCTTGGTTTGAATAGAATGCAAGGGACTCTAAGCCTTGAACACCTACACCTTCTTCTCCAGCTGAGACTAGGAAGGTATACAGATAGGGATCTAATGTTACATCTTGCCCATTAAAGTGATTATGGTGGTGCCAGCCTTCATTATAAGATGCAGATCTCCAAACGCTCATTTGTTCTTCAAAATTAGCACGAAGATGATTAGTCTCACTTGCTTCTTCTTCAGATACAAACTCCATTGGAGCAGGCTCTGCCCAACTTACTTGCTCATTATTGTTTAGTAAGTTATGCATTGCAGCTTTGTATCTTATAGCTCCAGTTCTACTCTCTAAAGCACAAGCAGTGTTAACTTCAATAACAGTTGCAGTCTTTCTTCTTTCATTCCACATTACATCAGCTGCGCCAAAGTCTAAACCTAAAGCATTTATTGCGTTCACTGCTGAAGAAATAACAGATGGGTCAGGAGACAAGTCTCTAGTTGCAAATACAAAACCATTAGCTACGTTTCGTATCTGGTAGTTAGCAGAACTTGTAGAGTGTTGAACTACTTTGCGTTGTACAAAGATTGCTTTACCAGCTACAACATGTACACGGTACTCGTCTTTCTTCTTAGAGTACTTGGTGTACAAGGGTGCCCTAGGTACAGCATCTCTTGCAGTAACATCTTCATCAAACTTGACAAGCTCTATCCCATCACCTGAATGACCCTGAAGTACATGACGACAAACAACATCGTTACCATCTGCGTACCAGTTCCTAGCTTCTCTTACAGAGGTAGTCCAGTCTGGTATGTTAACAATTACTGAGCTACCTTCATTAAACTTAGATATTCTTCTAAAGAATTCTATCTTATGAGATGCAAGTCTAATGTTATCAGGTTTGTTAAACACTTTTGCACTGGGTAAGTGGGATAGGTTTACAGTAGAGTTACCCCAGTTAATTAACTTGAGACCTTCTCTATCTGAAAGAGTAGAGTTGTTTAGTCTCATTCGTTTACACTTTAGAAAAGAAGACAGCTGCTTTGCTGAACTACTTTCTGTTTTATAAGGCACAACAAATACATTATTCAAAACTTGATAACCTCTTGGGTTTGAGTGGATGCCATTACTTCATCTTTTGCAACTAAGTTATTCACTACTTCTGTTCTATGTGAATTGTTTGCGTCATCTATAACAACTTCTGCTAGCCAAGGTTCAGATACAATAAGAGTATCATGTCCGCTTTCATTTATAAGAGAAGTCACTATAGCTGTGTAGTAACCTGCAAGAGAATCATTAGGTTGATTGAAACACTTAATCTTCATGGGCTTCTTGCAAGTACTAATGCCCCTAAGTACACCGGTAATGTTACTTGGTAGTACATCAGGTAGCCCTGAAGTATAGAACTCAACCTCATCTCCAACCTTTAACTTGTAATGAGATAAAGGATTTGGTTTCTTATAAGTAGTATTACTAGGGTAAGAACCTACATTTCTTCCATAGTTTATGAAGGTGCCCGTATTGTAAGTGATGGGCTTTGGCTTTGCTAGTTTAACATCAGTGAACTTTAGTTTGGTTACAGACTTACTTAGATCAAACGAAACAAGTTTACCTACTGGTAGCTCATTGATCTCATACTTAATGCCATTGCGACTGAGAACAAGGTGAAGCATATGTTCTTCAGATGCATAGTAGTACAAGTCTTTACCTTTCTCTTTAGCAATAAACATAGGTCTTTCTTTGTTACGAACAATATAATACTTGAGTTCGTAATCATTGTACCATGTCAATGCAAATGCACCAACCAACTTGCTAATTACATCTTTAGGGTTTTCAGCTAAGCCCATAGCATACGCAATGTTTTCGCTGTCAACTTCAAAGTTCTTGTAATCAGGTAAGGTAGATTGATCTGTAAGTGTACCGTTGTGGCACAAGGTTACATTACCGTAAGTGAAAGGGTGAGCATTTGTATCATTGATTTCACCTTGGGTAGCGTACCTGTTATGACCCATAAGGAAGTCAGTGTCAACTCCAATGAAAGATTTTGTTGTATCCAACTGTAAGAAATCTGTAGAATTCAATGCACGTTTGTACACTGATACATTATTCTTAGCATTGTTACGAGCAATACCAGTACTATGAGGCCCACGAAGAGCATCGATGTACAGCAATTGTTTAAACACTTTGTTACTTACATAGGAAATATCATTACCTACAACACCTACTAATCCACACATAGTTTGTCCTTTAGTTTATCCATTTGGCCTTGGCCTCGGTTATTAGTTAAAATTCTATGAGATGTATCTCGCATAACACTTGAGAATAATAAGTCCTCACCTACGTTTACACCTTCATAGATCTTTCTACGTACACTGTTAGCATGCTTAATGTTAGCCACTACTAACTTATCATTAAAGATTTCCCTAAGCATTGCGATGTGACCATCAGTGCTTAGTATCTTTGGAAGATCATTAATCTTTTTGTTAGGATCTAACACGTACTTCTTTAAAGACAGTAAGTGGTTAACCCAGTTAATGATAGTACGTTTATTGCTAGTGCCCTTATGTCCACGGAACTCAAGGGACCCAAAGGTAGGTAAGGATAACAAGTTAAGAGCTGTATACTTAGTCAGTCTACCTTCACTTACAGCACCCGGGCCTAGCCTTAGCAGTTCAGACAAGTCTTGTATCTGCTGCTTACCTCGGTATAAAGACAGAGAGTATATACTTTCTTCTCTCTCATTACCACAGATACTAAACAGGTAAGGCTCTACCATAGCATACAGAATAACTACTTGCATAACTTGATCCCAAGATAAATCTCGTACATCCATATGAACATGAAGAGATGTTCGTACAGAGAAGTCAGCATTTCTCATGCTTGATATAGCATTATGTAAATCAGAGATACGTTTACAAGCAGGTGCACCACCTATCGGCCCGTTGAATACATACTCAACACCTTCATTACGAAGTGAACCATCGGTTGTCACCTTCCAGCCACGAACTCTTTCAGGGTGAGATACACCTTCTACCTCTACTTCTAACCCTATCTTAGTATTGCAAACTAATTCTCCAAAGTTAGCTTGCGGTGGAGACATTTTGCTCAGTCTCCACATAGATTGAACGGTATCCATTTGGTATGTTCCTCTTTAGGATTGGAATTATGTGAGCTAACTGTTCACTGATAGTCACGGTATAGTCGTTCACTACGCCTACAATATTACTTCTGTAGTATAGCAATGGCTTAGAACAGTTGTATTTGTTGCTTACACAGAAGTCAGGTGAGATAGCTCTTGCAACTTTATCACCATCATTAACAGACTCTAAGGCTTCAAAGTAAGGTGTGTACTTGTTATCGTACAGCTTAAACTCTAAGTCATCAGTGTATGCTCGATAATCTGTATTGGCTTCTCCATTAAGAAGATGTAACAGGTCTGTGTCAAATGTTCTAACTGAAAGATTGTGTAACCTTAAGCCTTTCTTCCATTGACGTTGAGCTTTCCTACTGACATAGCATACGTGGTCAGCTACATTAATCATACCAAGAGTGGGGAACTTATTTGAAAACTTGTACCTTTTGTCTAAGATAGGTACATCCATCTGCTCACCTGATACTTTCCTTACAACTATATTGTAGTTCTCTCTGCTTACATCTACTATCTTTACAGGGTACAGGCCGTCATCATCTGGTGAATCAAGTTGAACTACAGTACCCTCGTAGGATGCAGCTATATCCCTAAGGTTCATACCAGAAAACATACTCACTGTCATAAAGGTATCTCCATTTCTAATTCACTAACAATTTCCCATGCTAACCCTTGATCACTTTTGTTGATAGCTTTCTGGACATCCTTAGGGTTACATACTTCTAAGTAGTCTTTAAGTTTATCTAGGTTATCAGTGGACCAAAGGGTTGTATCGTAGACCCAAGACATTAGCTCATCTGAGTTTAACCAGAAGTTACTAAGGGTACGATACTCAACACCGTAAGGCTTATGCCTCATAGAACCTGCCTTACCGTACAGCTTACGCCTTGTACTGTCGTTGTCTATAAGAACTGAAGGGACACCAAGGGTAAAGTCAAGCATCTTGATTAGACTCTCTGCACTACCCCTGCAAGGGTTGTCATAACCAACATGAACGTGACCACCAGCAGTTCTTAAGTTAACCTTAGCCCCGTTAGGCCTCGGCATTTCCTTACGACTCCAAGCATTCCATTCAGAGCTGCAGCCAAACTCCATAGCTTGATGACCATAGCTCTCAAGTTTACCTTTAGAAAAGACATGACTAGGAATTACAACTGGTTGTAACCCTTTGTTTTGTAAGGCTTTTCTCAGAGATGACATAACAGAATTCATATTGTACATGAACTCTATCTTGTTCTTTGCAGGTCGTATGTTAAACTCAGCAAGAACATTGTCCTCTTGCAAGGCACCATCTGCTACCGGTAAGGGGTGAGCTTTACTACCACCTAGCTTACCAATTACAGAAGAGATGTCACCCTCTGTTGTTGCTACGAAGACCTCAGGGTCTGCACCTACTGTTACATTTTCCAATTTAGATTCGTATAACATAGACTCTCCGTTAAGATTCTATTAGAGATATAATCTCTTGCATTTGACTTGGGTTAATATTGCATTCATTCTGATTTAAGTACAAGCAGTCATCAAAGCGAACAACTCGGTCTATCTTGAGTATATCTCTTATGACCTTTAGGGTAAAGTTACCACGACGATAAGACTTTGAAGGGTGCTTAACTAATAACCTACCGATTGCTCTAGGCTCTGTCTTACCGTACCTTAGGTACTTACTGCATCTTGAAAAGGATTCTTGCTTCCCATTGAATAAACTTTCATCAGGTTCCTGAGAAGTTAATCTGTTCAGAAGTATCTTTGCACCACGAATAGTAAAGTACTCGTTGTATATGACACTGTTCTCTGAACAAGTCTGAGAAGAGATACGGTCTACCATCTTTGCTGTAAGGCAGGTTTCGGGGTCGGTATGCTCTTCACCTTCTGTGTAATTACAGTTAGCGATCCTGTTGTTTAACCCTAGTGCTACTACAAATGCAGTATCGGGGTGAGCTTTGTGATAAGAGACAAGCCTTGCCCAGCTTCTTACAATACCAGATGAAAACTGAGGGAGCCTAAGGAGAAACAACACTAGCATTACTCTATCAGCGTTAGCATCACAATCTACTTGGAAGCCTTGCTTGTATGCTTTGATATGTTGTGATTGATTGTTAGGCAATAGTTCTGACACGAAGGGTAAGCTAAGCATGTAATCCCACCACTTGTTAGCTAGATCCCATGACATATCATCATTCATATGATAGGTATCAATGTAAGTGTCTATGTCTCTATCATATATGTTTTGATAGAAAGGTTTGTAAGTAATCCTTTTTATACCAACACCTTGCTGGTTCTCCCGAAGTGTAATCACATGGTTCACAGCAGCAAAGCAAGCACGGGACATGAACTTCAATACTTTATTGGTATTGGTTTCCACTTCAAATGATACGCTCATCAATCATCTCCTTGGTCTGGTACATAAAAGTAAATACCTACTGCAATAATTACAGCGCCTATGAATAACAAAGTCAGATCTTCCATTTGATTATCACCTTTTCTACTCGTAAGTAAAACTTTACAATGCGTACACGTAAATCATCTACCTCATCAGCAGGACATCTGCCATTGTACTGGTTGATACGCTTTACATAACGGTTGATAGCTGAAGTCCTAAGGCCATCATCAGATATATCAGAGAAATTAAATTCCATTTGGCATTACCTCGAGATCTTTAATGTCTACATAGACAGGGTTACGTTTACCATCGGGAGATACTAGGGCTACAGTCTTGTGACCTTTGACCTTGAAGATTCCGTTGGCTACTAATCTTTCACCGTAAGGCAGTGAACGTTTACCTAAATAGATGCCACTAGATATACGTTGGCTTTTAGGGTACCAATCAGTTACTACTTTCATCTCTACTGCATTAGCACTGTGTATAACAGTCCACGTTTTCTGTATTACTTTAGCTGAG